AAATATCCAAACCCCCCCCCGCTGCGAGATGGGAATTTATTACAATTGAAAAGCCCATGAGAGTAAATCCCATGAGCCTATAATCACCTGAGTATAAAACCATTTTTTAAGGTTTGTTCTATTGTTTGTTTTTCTTGCTCGGTAGCTTTGGCAAAATCATCTCCCTCTATACGAACACTACCCACTTTAGTAAATCCATGTAATTTAGATATATTCTTTTGTATCTCTAGCGGTCTACCTAAGAATTTAGCATAATTAGAAGTTGGTCTATATTCTTCTACTCTTTCTCTTAGTATAAATATCCCACGCGGTGATATCAAATTGCTTGCCCCATTTTGGGATCCTCCCCCCGAAACGGTATTACCATTTAAAGGAGTCGTAGCGCTGGAGTCTACATCATTAAAATAAGTAGTTATATCGCTAAAACTTCCTCGTGCGGTATTGACTAAAGCACTTAAACCCATTGTAACTCCTGCGATTGGATTTACCGTACCAATTGGTATAGCTGTTAGAACACTTAATGCATTCCCTACTATGTTACTTATTGTCCTGTTCGCATCCCTAGATTTGGTTAATTCGGTTAGTCTTTCTAATTCATTTATATTTGTAGAACCATAAGCGAGGTCATAAGCAATTTTACTATTTTGAGTATTAATTAAAGTTTCTTTACCATTTATATCTACTGTGATATATAATGTTCCTAGTCCCGTTATAAAATCTACCGATAAATATAAATATATTTTGTTACCTATTACTACATTTGTAGGAATAGTTATATAACCGAAGAACGGAACATAAAGTTGTAATTGTGTATAAGGTTCATAATCAAGATAATTATTGTATAATATAGCGTCATTATCAAAACCAAAGGTAGCTAGTTTGCAACTCATTATTTGGTGCGGTAATAACCAACCTGTTAATTGTGGAGCACCATATAAGTTAGCTGATTGGCCTATAGTGTTTTTTTCGGAAGTGACTAGATTTTCAATTGCGGTGTTACCTATTGTAATAGGTTGTATGTTTTTGTTATCTCCTTGTTTTTTTTTCATGTAATCCGCATAATTACCTTGTGGTAGTTTATCTACACTTATACCACATAGATAAAAATACTCAGGTATAGAAAATGGATATACTTTTAATCCATTTATCATTTGACCTAGATTTTCATACATTCTTCCACTTTCTACATCTGTAACTTTTGCTTTGAGTAAAGAACCTATAGCTTGTAAGTTATTATTATTTAAAGCCCATACTTTATTAAAGCCATCGTGATAAAATTGTTTACCCCATTGAGTAACACCATATTTGGAATATTGATTATTATCTATACTAGCTTGCATATAATCTAAGCTTGTAGGTACTCCTGTTTCAGGGTCAAATAAAATTGGGCCTCCAGTCATATTGCTAGTTGAGATAGTATAACAAAAAGAGTCCGTTACACTAGATAGCTCCGCAGGGGCGCCATCATGTGTAAAATCTATATTAAAGGTGTTATTGTTTAAAAATAAATTTCTTCCGTCGGTCTCATTTTCTAATGGTGTAATAATATCATATAGTTTTTTAGCTGTTTTTATAAGATATTTATCTATAATATAATCATTATATTCATTTTCATTTCTAGTTACATATGCCGTAAGATTTAATATCCCGATCCCGTAAGTCTCTAATACATCCTCACTACAATTGATTTGCCATATCCCTTCGTTAATACTTGTGATACTGTCAACAAAATAATATCGAGCTAATTCTTCAATATATATATAATTAAAATCGGGAAGTGTTGCATAACTCAATACTAATACAGGACTCATAATATTAGTGGATTGTTTAAACTTACCGTCAATATCTTTAACTTTAGTTAAATCCTTGTCCATTTGGTTATGTTCACTAACATTTTGGTATAAAGTTATCTTCATAACAATACTTCCTCAAGTGTTAATGACACAACACATTCATAGTCACAAGTTATGAAAGCTCCAATATTTGTAACGTTATAGTGTCCGTATCTTCTTGTTATCTCTTCTACTTCTTTTTGGTATCTTGTAGAAAAGTGAGCAACAACTTTTTTATCACGGTATATTGTATAATTAATAAATTCATTGTTAATTAATTTTAAGACTTCTTTTAATTTCATATTTTCTCCTTTTTATTTAAAGAAAAGGAGGTATATTTCTATACCCCCTAATTTCAACTAATCAATTAAGAAGCAAACGAAGTTTTCGCTTAAGTCGTTGAAGTAGCCTACATCAGCTTTATACCAATAGTTGTAGAACTCAGCTTTATCAACAACGTGTGAGCGAATACGTGTATTTTTCTTAGTAACACCTAATGCGTCTCTATCAAAGATAACGCCAATGATATTAGACTTAGTATATGTATTGCCATTGGAGTTTTTGATATTAATCTTGGATGTATTAGCGAATGTAAATGCGTCACTACCATTACCTGAACCTTGCCAATATTGAACTGTTTCACTATTTGGTAAAGCTGATAGTTCATTGTGGAATGTATCAGATTGTAAATATACATCCGCTGCATTTTTAAAGTCGGATAATAATACAATGTGCATTAAATCCTTAGGTGTGTGTCTTGATTTCTTTTCAGCGTTAAAGACATCCGAATATTGAGTCATTCGACCTGCTACTAATTTAATTCTAAAAGCGGCATATTTTAAGAAACCTAAATCAGTCATTGCAGCTTCACCTGTTTTTGTAAAGTCAGGATTGAGAGCTTTATATTCAGTTAATAAATGGACGTGTTGAGCTTCTCCGCCACCGTTAGCTAAGTCAGTTAAGCTAATCATATTATTGATAGTCATTAAGATTAAACTATCAAGTTTAACGGTCATGGAGTTTTCAATCATTGTCCAAATCATGCCAACAAAGCTTCCTAAAGCTTGAGCTGAGGTAAAGCTTTCTTGAACTTGTCTTTCAGTGATTGACATTGGAACTTCAAAAGTTACCATCTTATTAAAGAACTTAACAGAGATTTTTGGTTGATAGAAGTAGTTTTGGTCATAAGTAGCTCTATCTTGTAATTCCCATGACTCGTTGACTTCGGCTTCAGGTAAATCCATTTGAATTTTTTCAGTGACTGAACCGTACTCCCATGAGTCCATTAAGACTGAAGGGATAGAACCACTATAGGGTCTATTAACAAAGATAACTTTACCAATTCTATCAACTAAAGTTTTGACATAGTTATCTACTGCGTTAGCGTTAAAGATTTCAGTACCAATATCAATGACATTGGATAAATCTTCAGTAAGGATAGCAGTTTCTCCTAATACTTGTTTTGTACTTGCGTTTACTAATTCATAAATTTGTTTTACTGTCATTTAAAATATATATTCCTCCTTTTCAAATTTATTTATAGCTTATAGTATCGTCCGATGTGATAAAAAACTCGTTAGCGATATTGTTAAAGCCGATACTAATATCTATTGAATTTTCATTTGTTTCAAGTGTTGTAATTGCTTCTAAAGTGTTTAAGATATATTCTCTACCTGTGTAATCTACATCCTTTGTCTTAGATTCTACAACATGAATATATAAAACTTTGCTAGGTGTTTCAATTAAAGACTTATATGTACCTTTTGGTAATTGTATAGGGTACGTATTAGTGTTATCCCATAATTCATAAGGTATTGTTATTTCAATTATTCCACCCATTATGCAAATACTACCTCGTCAGTTGGTTTAATTGTAATAGTAGTAATTCCTACGGTACTATTAACTTTTGCTACATAATTACCAGTGGTTAATACAAAAGTTACATAAAAATCACTAATTTGTCCAACTGTGTTGTATAACCCATTAACCCTAGTTGCTTTGTATAAGTTACTTTCAAGTCTATTGTAGATACCATCTACTTTGTGTGTGCCTGCCTTAGCTTCAAAAGGTAGGCTAATTAATAAATATCCTCCTACGTACAATTTTGTGTCCTCCCTTCTAATAAATTGATAACGTTAATATACTATCAATATCTTTGAACATCTCTTGATAAAAATCGTATTCACGTAGTTTAAGCTCGTTTTCAATTAATACACTATAGTTGGTTGAGCCGTGTTTTCCCTCCCTAGTGATTGTGTTAGTGCTGTTGACATCACTTGTATTGGTTCCACCTGTGGTAGTCTCAGTATAGTTTTTATCAGGAGCACCCGTACTATTGACACTTTGGTCACCTGTGTTGAGAGCGGTAGGAGTCTCACTTATACTATCAAAAGCATATGTATTAGCATTTTGAGTTACACTAGTTGACTGAGTAGTGTCAGTACTCGTTTTACTCGTTGTAGTAGTTTGAGGAGTATCAACACCGTGGGAAGTGTAATCAACTTTCTCATTCTCTTTGTAGTCGTTTGTTGGAGTGTAATCGGCGGTAATAGCTACATACTTTTTCTTCCAAATCTCGGAGAAACGAGTTAATAATAACGGTGCGATTTGTGTTCCTAATGTAAGTACTTTTGCTCTATTGTCACTAATAGATGGCATTAGAGTTTTAACAAACTCAGTTAATCTCTCTAGTATAAAAGCACACCATTTAGAGTATGCGTGTGTATAGACATAGTCCATATCAAGTACACTACCTTTACCATCAAAGATTTTTGTTAAAATCTCGTCAGGTGTAGTTAGACTTTTTACTACCTCTTCAAGTGCTCTAAATATTCCGGTTGTTTCCTCGGTATCGTCCATCATTAATGGTTCAAAATAATCTTTAATCGTTATCATTTTCTTTATCCTTGTCTTCGGTTGGTTCTTCCTTACTTTCTCCCTCTTCTTGTGTTTCTTCGTTTTCTTCGGTATTTAATTCTTTCTCGGCAAGTTCCATAGATGTTTCTATTTCTTTTCTTTGGAGCTTCCATGAAGAGTTGAGTTTAACACTAAGATTAGTACCAAACATAGCATTAACTTTCTCGGCTCCCTCTTGTCTACATTGCAACATATCGTCTATCAATGGCATTAAAGCCTCTTCGTTTAAATCAGCCTCGCTCTCGTTGATAGCTTCACGTTTCATATTATAGTTAGCGTTTAAGCCAAGTTGGTTAAACCACGTAGCTAAGATGTACTGTCTTAATTCTATAAGGTCCTGAATGTTACTAATAGTACCTGCATATTGAATTGCATTAAGACCACCTTTAAGACTCTCCATGAATTTGTTAGTAGCTATAACTCCTAGCTTGCCTTTTTCTATATCTTCTAAGAACTTCGTAGCACTATCTTTGGTCGCTTCGTCTCCTACGGATATAAGAGAACTAATACGACTATTAACGGTAGCAATTCTTAAAGATATATCAATCTCGGCTAGCATGTTAGCGTATAAATCTAACATATCATTAATAGGAGTAAATGTTGAAGTGTTACGAATTACAACACAATCTTTATCAACCTCAAGTACCTTGTTAAATGGTAAGTAAGGATTGACTACAATTGACTGAGTAGGTAAGTAGTAAGGGTTCAAGATACCTCCTAAGTTGGATTGAAAAGCATATAAGCCTTTGTTAGGTACGTCGGCAATAGTTGCTTTGCCCTGCATTAATAATATCCATTCAAACTCTTTTTGTGGTATTGTCTCTGGTAAGCCGTCCCATTCAAACAACTGATTAAGACGTGATAACATGTAACTTTTGTGTTGACATACTAAGCGCTCTTTGTCTTTCAATGGGTTTCTATTACAACCTAATAATTTTTCATAACTCCAATCTTGCCTATTCGGTATCTTGTCCGCCATTTTCTCTCCTGCTTTCTAAGTCTTCTTTAATCTTGTCGAGTTCTTCTTTAGTCTTATTAATGTTGTTCTCTAAGTTGCTATAGTCTTTATTCTTAAGAGCTTGGTACACTTTTAAGGCCAACTTGAACAAAATCCATAGAACTGATAAAGATACACTAATAATTCCTATAATAGACTCGATTTGTTGTATTCCCACAGTTCCTGTTAAGACTATCAAGGAGCTATCTACAATATTTTCTAAAGTGGTATTTATTTTGATATACCTCCATTTCTATTTTAGCCTCTAATACAAACTTGTAAATAGTTTCTTATTGACTCACCTACCGTATTGTCTTGATAAAAAACCTTACTCAGTTTGAAAAAGGATAAAATCATATTTACTACAGGACTACCAGAACTATAGATGTTAGTAACATAGTTAGGCTTCCCATTTGGTACAAGGTCGAATATTAAGTCCCCCTTGTCTTTCAACTCTCCCGTTTTACGGTGTATGTATGTGAACGTCATATCGTTTGTTGAAACGATTTCGCATTGGAATATCTCGTTGTCGAATAAAATAAAATAAGTAAATAATATTTCTTTTGGCTTATATTTACAAGGCAAGTGAGGGTAGATGTTTATTTCCCAAGTACCCCCAACGCCTGTAATCATAGTTAGTTTAGGATTGTCAAAAGCAAAGTAGATGTTACTCTTCTTTTTACCGTAATAGTCCGAGAACTCAACTGCTACTTTAAGCCCACTATCACCGTAAGTATATACTTCAATCTCACCTTTTTTCATGTTCTTAACATGTTTTAATCCCATTTCATTAAAGTAAGGTGCATAAGGATTGATCGTGTTACCTGCCATGAATATTGTAACGTCGTTACGTAAACGTATAATAGTTGATAATACGTTCATGAAGATAACAAATTCATCAGGTAGATAGTAATTACTTGATAAGAACTCGTCAAAGAAAATATTTTTAATATTAGGGAATGAGATTGATTTAATGTGTTCTTGGTCATTAAGAGCAAAACCATAGCAAAAAGGTGTTTGCATTTTCTTTGTTGTAGCTCCGTGCTCGTCGACAAATGCTAGATACCAACGACCACCTAAATAAGATACCGAGTTAAATTCTCCCTTTGTGAGTCTAGTTATTACACCATTTTGAATATGACCCGCGAACATTTGCGTAGAGTTTTTAGGTTTAAAGTCGTCTTGCCAACGTCTCAAGATACAAAATTCTTTCTTGTATCCGCTTTTAACATATTCCTTTAAGCAGTGTTCTAAGATAGCATAAGTCTTGCCATTAGAACGCTCACCGATAATCATATAATATTGTGCTTTATGTGCTAGTATTTTATCTAATCTATAATGTTCTTCTTTTTCTTTAGCCATTCTCTATACCCGTAGCTTCTAGGCATTCTTATAAAAGTAAACTTTTTATCTAATATAGTTTGTAATTTGTAAAATTTATACATAATCTATCTTCACTCCTTCCGCTAAGAATTTTAAGTACTCGTCACTCATTGTCAATGTATAGCTTCCCTCTTCCATATGTACTGAGCTTAACTCATGATACGTTTGTCTATTGCCTAAATAGTCCATAAACTCTCCGCTCGTTTCATAGTCAATATATGTAAGAATTTGCTTGCCCGCATGTGGTGAGGGTACCTCAAATCCATTACTAAAACTATCAAATATTTGTTGTATATCGTTTTTATACTTTTTGAGTAAATAAGGTACTGCTTTAGTTTTATTAACTCCTGATATAGTTAATGATAATCCTTTGTTGTTATATACCATATAGCGTTTAGCTCCTAAAGTTTTGAACATATCATAATGACCGTCATAATCCCAAACGCCTATGATTTTCTTTTCTCCTTTTATAGTTGTCGGAGCGCACAATGATATATCAAGTTTATGATAACTCATTGCTACCTCTAATTTATGATAACATATATCGTTGTATTTATCAACATAATTCTTATGTTTTTTATAATTAATTCCTTTGATCGAGTCGGTATCACTATAGCAGTAATCTTCTCCAAATTCTAAAATACCTGACCACAGGTTCCGCCTAGCATATGCTGTGATAAAAACACCCCATGGATAGAATAAAAACCTTGAGCGCTGATTGTTATACTTTTCTACTAATTCTCCTCGTTTATCGAGTGTCATTTCTTCGGTATGCCACCCCTCCTCGTCGTCATATTCTACCTCAGGTTTAATAATATCAGTAACAGTCATACCATAACAAGAGTTTAACATTTCTTTGGAATTCATGTATTCGGCTATCTTGTCGTCAATACCTTTTAAAGTTGTTTTGTCTTTATATAACATTAAGATACTTTTTACAAATGTAGTAGGGAGGTACCATTTTTTATAAACGTAGCACAAACCTATTTTACATTTAGTCCATTTATAAACTTTCTCTATTATATCTAAATCTATGTTAGTTATTGTAGTTTTTAAATATTTAGTCATAACTATTCTACCATTGTTTATCGTCGTAGCTCCCTCAGTGATACCATGTGAACTTGACAAATAAGACTCATAAATAAAAGTACTTTCTAAATCCCAAAACTCTATATCAAATATAAGACAGTTTCTTTTAGATAATTCTTTTATTTGGTCTAAAGATTTAATCTCTATTATTTGACCTCGACTCATAGGGAACATCTCACTCACCATAACGGCGGGATAAGAGCTAGTAAAGTCGATAGATGTTACATCTCTAATTAAGTTATTAACAGCCAATGAGTTAGCATGTGTAAAGCCTCCCATGAAAGCACGTCGCATAAGCATATATTCTTGAGCGTCGTTAATAACAAGATTTTTAATAAATCTTTTTCTATAGTCGCCTTTTTCATTGCAAACTTTACGACAAAACTTTCTTACTTTACCCGTTTTAGTTAATGGTAATCGTGAGATATATTGATAAGTTTCGAGTTCTTCTTCAATGTAGTTGTCTAATACCTCGTAGTCTTCCCTGATATATCCGATTTCTTTTTCAGTTAGTGGAGTTGTAGATCCTCTTAATAAGGAATAGTCTAAATCTCCTACCATTTTTTTAGCGGTATGGTGTCTTAGATTTTCTCCTACTTTACGTAAAGAGTATCCACTCAACATATAGCTACATCTAAACTCGATATTATTTTTAGTAACTGCGTATATAATCTTTCTCTCGTCGTTTGCTAAAATTTCCTGTATCTCAAAATACTTTCTAATAAACTGAAACTCATATGCTAAGTTGTGGATCCATATAACTATATGTGCTTCAGGGTCTTTTTTATGCATAACATACTCAAGATAATCAACGTCTTTTATAAATTCTTCTAAGCTTCTACCGATTTTATAATTGCCGTCGATACCAAAAATATAAGCGTAACAACATGCTCTTTTAGTTAGTTCTTTTTCAATACCTTCAACATAGAAACTAGATACTTCAATGTCAAAGCAAATACGATTATTAAAGTATTTATCTCTATGTCTTTTTTTGTATGTTTTAAAGTTTTTTACATTTGCTAAACACTCCTTAATCGTATTGTATTGTTTCATAATTAGTTATATTGATTGTATGAGCTATAAATATAGTCGTGCATTCTCTCTATTTTTTGATTCATAATATCAAAGAATATTTGGTCTCGGTCTACTATTTCTCCCGTTTCTCTATTTACCCATTCGTCGCCAACTTTTTGTAATAAATCATTTTTAAGGTCCAAAAATACATCCATACCTACTTTAATAGTATCACTAGGTAGTTCGCCACCATGGTATAAATCTTTATATCTATTGTACAAGTCGAAGAACTCTTTTAATAATTCTCTCTTTGAATATAACCATTTTACGGTCTCAATATATTGACTATATGCGTTTTTATTTTTTGAACCTTTTGGTCGTCCTCTTGGTTTTTTCTCTTTAGGTACGTTTGTTTTAATTTTATTTTTTGAACCTTTTGGTCGTCCTCTTGGTTTTTTTTCTTTCTTGCTAAAATCAGGAGGTTCTATACCGAAGCGTTTTAAAGTGCGTAATGTAACATTTATAGAACCTCTAACTGTACTCGTCTCCATTTCAAGAAAGTGTTTTGCCCTAGCTACGCTTTTGCGTAAGCTATTAATATCCGCGTCCTTACCAATTCTAAAAGTACCTAACTCGCTACGTTCGTATGAAGACAAAGCGGGAGAGTAAGGAGCAAATTCTCTTAGCTTTCTTACTCTCAAGTTTGCAACGTTGTTAAGCTTTATGGCATAGCTTTTTAAATCAGTAAGAGACATTTTATTTAAATCGTTATAAGATAAATTTAATTTAAGTCTCTTAGGCATTAGTCTTTAATTACCTCCTTTATGTAAAGAATATCTAATAAATTCTCACAATCGCATTGAATTATTTCTTCAAATAAGGTAAGCACACCGATTAAACTCATTTTATTTGGTTGTTCATATGTAAATGTCAAATCGTTATTAATATATAGTTTGCCACCTCCATATACTAGTAAATAAACCATATATTTAGTGTCTTGCTTGTAATTGACTACAAAATAAGTGAAAAAATCGGTTATATTAATATCTTTTGTCATTTTTATTAACTCCTTAAAATGGTAAATCGTCGTCGGTTGTTTTAATGTTTTCAACGTCTTTAGTCTTTTTTGTCGTGTCAAATTCTAATAAATCGTCGTCGTTTTCTTCTTTCTCTTCAAATGGTTTATAATCTAAGATTTTATGAAGCCAAATGTTTTCAAATCTTTTTTTGCCGTATATTTCATTTAATATCATTTTAGCTTGTTTAGTGTAATCTTCATTTTTACCCTCTTTAACTACAACGTACCAAGGTACATCCACAATAGCGGTAACAACCCCGTTTAAATCACGACCGTACGCGTTCTCACAATCTTGCCTAAAGTGTAAATTAAATGATACATCTTTACCCTCAGGTGCTTCAAATGGCACTTTTAAATAGGTGTAATAGCTTTTAAAAGTTTTCTTTTTGCCTTCATCTTCATAGGTCACCTCCTTTGTATTGATTTTCATAGTAAGTTTTAATCTCATAATAATTAACCTCCTTTTCTTTCTCTTAATATATGTTAATTTGAATGAGAAGCTATTTTAATAGTTTAAATTTAAGTCTAGCGTATCTAATATTTTGTTTAATGTGTTTGGACTATCACCAACTAAAGCATTAAATATATCTATTTGCGTCATATCAGTGGTACTAATTAAAAGTTCGTTTAATTGTAGTATTAAAAATTCGTATTTTTTTATTTTATAATCTTTTGAGTCGTTCATTAATTCTAAAAATTCTAATTTTTCTTTTATATCGTTTAGTTCTTTTTCTAACATTTGTTTTACCTCTTTCTTATTAAATGAGAAGCGATTTAATAATTGTAAAAGTCTATATCTAGATCATCTAGTATCTCTTTTAAATTATATGCGTTATCTGTGCTTAAATTTTTAAAAATTTCATTTTGATCTAAATAATCGTTTAAAAGTTCGTTTAGTTCTAAAATTATTTCTTTATAATTACTTAATTTATATCTAACCATACTAAATGTAAGTTGATAATATTCTAAATCTTCTTTTAAGTCTTTTATTTCTTTATCGGTCATATTTGTACGTCCTTCCATTCTTTATAATTTGAAGTTTGTCCCCAAATATGAAGCTCTTTTCTTTTTCTAATATAAGTTAGTGTAAAATCTACAAATCTTTCTTGATTATGATAACGTGCTTTAATATAAATTTCGAAGTCATACAAATAATAAAATATACTTGCGTGATTGTCCGCGTTTTCAATGTAAATTATTACATCCCATAACTTACGCTTTTTAATGTCTTTAATTAATGTATTATATTTCATGCTATTGTAACCCCCTTAATATTTCTTGACTTTCTTGCCACATGTATATGTATTCATTTTGTTTTCTATATTCTTTTATTCTTGTGCGCGTTGCGTGCGCTAGTTGTAAAACGGCTTCTTTATTTTTAGCCGTTAATATAATGCGATGCAGTCTTAAATCTACTAAATGCCATTTAACCATATGGCGGTCGTAATAATATGCGATATCGTTTTCAAAGTAATATGCGGTTGTGACGTGTTCTAAATAATAATCGCCCACGACGTCTAAATACAACTTAGGTGATTTATCAAATTTGTCACGAATTAACCAAAAATCAGCGCATTTTATTGTCATAATATACCTACGTACATATTTAGCTTTACTTTTTGCAATTTCTTAAAATCAATTTCACTTATCATAAAATATTCCTCGCTTTCTTTATTGACACGCTTATTATATATAATATTTTTAGAATTGTCAACAATAATTTTAATATTTTTAGAAAAGTTTTAAATTTGTAATCCTCTAACCTATTTTTATTTAGAATTTTAAAAATGTAACAAGCAATTCATTTTTAATACGATAATCAATATCATTATTAGCTATAATACTGATTATATATACTCTTATAGCTTGTTCAACTTTTTTAGTAAATTTAATATAACTAATCTTTTCAACGTTTGTAACTAAAACGCTTAATAAATCGCTGTAATAAATTCCTTGTTCTTCTTGTGTTACATTTTCTAAATCTTTCATACAATCTTGTAATGTTTTTAGTTGATTTTGTGTCATAAATTTTCCTCGCTTTCTTTATTGACACGCTTATTATATATAATATTTTTAGAATTGTCAACAATAATTTTAATATTTTTAGAAAAGTTTTAAATTAGTAGTAATTTAGTAGTTAGTAATTGCTAACTAGTACTATATTAGTAGTAATTTAGTATTATGTTTAGTTCACAAAGTTTAATAAAAGTCAAGTATATAATTATAATATTTACAATCTTTACATTTTTCAAATTTAATTCCCATCTCGCAGCGGGGGGGGGTTTGGATATTT